CAAGCTCAAACTTGTCATCATCATAGTCGTGATCTTCCAGCTTTGGCTTGGCACCAAGCGGGATTTCAGGGGGCGGCGCATCTTTTGCCCGTAGTTTTTCTTCCAATTCGCGCTTTTCGCGCAAAATTTGTTTTCGTTCTTCACGTAATTGTTTTAATTGGTTGACCTGAAAAGCCTCTTCCCGCTCCGGCTCCGGGGGCGGCGCTTCATCGCCGAAAGTGACGGCAAGCTCTTGCTCGCCTTCTTCTTCCGGCGTTTCGGCCTCTGGCGCCTCTGGTTCCTGACTTTCCGGCAAATCCGGCGCCGTAGCCGTTTCTTCCAGGGTCTCCGGTTCGAGTGTCTCTGACATTGTTAAGCCTCTTCTCGCCCATCATCGGCAGGGCGGGTGCCGTTAGTGGAAGGTGACGGTCTCGCCATCTTCCAAAAGCATCTGAACCACGGCAAAAACTGCCGCGCGCTCTTCATCTTCAAGCTGGCGCCGTTGCAATGCGCGCCTAGCCTGGATCAATTCAGCCTGGACCATTTCGCGCGCATATTCCGCCGTCGCGGTGACGGGGATCGCGGGCGCCACCGTCATCTGCTCGCCCGCTACCTGCACCGCAAGCTTTGGCCTAGGCCTTGGCGCGGCGCGCGGCGCTTCCGACGCTGGTTCCGGTAAGGTGACGCTGGCAAGGTATCTGGCAGCCGCCGCCGGGCTGTCAAATATCTTATCATCCACCATGTAGACCGGGCGCTGTCTGCCGCGCGCATTGCCAGGCCCGCCGCCGACTGCAATCGCTGGCGGTTCCGGCCCAAGTGTTCCCGTGCCCGCCACCGTCAAGGCGCCAAGTGTGATATTCGCAACGCCTGTAATGCCACCCGTTGAAATTGTGCCAGTACCGGCAAGGGTAAGCGCATCTAATATGATATTGCCGCTGCCCGTGATCGGCGCCGGCCCCAGAGTGCCAGCACCGCTAACGGTTAGCGCGCCAAGCGTAATACTAGCCGCGCCGGTAATGGGCGATGGGCCAAGCGTACCGGCGCCGGCGACAGTCAGCGCATCCAAAGTGATGTTTGCGCTACCCGTAATGCCGCTTGGGGAGGTAACATCACCAGTACCGACCAACGTCAAGGCGCCAAGAGTGATATTGGCGCTGCCCGTGATGGGCGTTGGCCCCAGGGTGCCCGTGCCGGCAACTGTTAGCGCGCCAAGAGTGATATTGGCGCTGCCCGTAATGCCGCCGCCCGTCGCTGCCTCAACAGGGATTAGCCCAAGCTCAATTTGGGCGCCGTCGAATAGCCGACGCGACCTCATAGCTTAGGTCTCGCCTACAAAAATTGATCCTGCAATCGGCATTGTCGTCGCCATAGAAGTGTAGATAATCGAAAGGCAAGCGTCTGGATGATATTCATTCAGCGCGCCCAGGAAATTCCCGGTCGAAATCGCGTCGAACTTGTTAACGCCCATCACGTCATTTACCGCGAACATCGCCAGCGGCTTAAATAGACACACGCCGAACAGCTGCGTGTTGCCAGAAGCCGCGGCGATTGTGACACCTTCCACTGATCGAACGCCCGTGTCCGCGCCTTCAAACGATATTGGAAACAGCGAAGCATTTTCTCGCCAGCCGGTGCCACCAATTTGCTGAGAAGGCGCTATGCGGTTGCCCGTACCAGCTTGGTTAGTATATCGCACCGTGAAGCTCGTTGCGGCGCTGCCGATCTGCTGATGCAAAATGAGCGCGGCCATCACGCCTTCGCCGTTTGTGTAGCGGGTCAGGGCAGCCGTCGGCAGATTGGTTGTCTGTTCCACAGCGGAGTTCATCGTCAAGCCGCCGTTGATATTCAGCAAGTCCACCACAATCGCAGCGATGCTACCCGCGCCACCCGCCGCAATGTTAGCCCCCAAAATAGTCGGGCGCCCCGTGCCACTGTTCGGAATATCGCGCAGCGCCAAATCGCTAGTCCGGTCAAGCGCAACGCTTGTGGTTGGCGTCGCGGGCGTAGGCACAAAAAAGGGCCACGCGGCCATCATTCTCAACGCGCGCCCACCCGAATTCGCCATGAAAGACGCGCCGCGATTGCGGTCGAGCATTTCCTTGTATGCGCTAAGATCAGCGAGCGCCATGGCTATTTCTCGACAAAGGAGAAGCCGCCATAAATATCAGGAGCGGTCGAGGCTGCGGGGAAAAAGAGCAGAGACAGGCACATATCATTGACATCAGGCGGCATCGGAAGGCCCGTTGTCCAATCGCGAATAACCGCCATGCCAGCCGTTGCTACTGGCAGAAGCGGGAATGGGCGCGCAATGATAACGCCAAACTCGCCAGCCGTGGCAGTGCTGCCCGAAAGCGTGACGCTTTCCACCGCGCGAACTCCCGTATCCGCGCCCTGAAGCGGCAACATGATCACGCGCGTCGCTTCGCGGTTATTGCTGCCACCAATCGCAACCGCCGTACTAATGCGGCCCGTGGTGCCTGCCTGATTGGTGTAGTTCATTGTAATAGTCTGTGCTGTATTTCCGATTAGGGTGTAGATTTCCACAAAAACCACATTTCCGACCCCGCCCGTATTGCGCGTGAGCGCTGGGGTGGGGGTTGATCCTTGCACAGTCTGCGCAGTCGTAACCGTGCCGCTTAGACCGCCGATGTGAAAAAGGCGATCATACAAAGTGAAGACGCCCGCAACGCTTGACGTGAGACCAACCGTGAGCGCAAATTTCTCACGCCCGCCGCCTGCCGCAGTATATGGCAATGCGCCCTGCGTTGTGCGGGTAGGAATTGCGCCAGTCGTCGGAATCGCACCACCGCCGGGCATCCCATCGTAGCGCCAAAGCGAAGCCATGCGGCCCGCGATGGGCACGGTGGCGGCTGCGCCTGCAATACGGGGCGCCTTGAAAAAAAATGGCGTTTCAGGTGCGCCGTTGTTTCCGCCTGTACCTCGGTTGATAAGGTCGGAAAGATCGGTTAGCGCGGCCATGGGTTAGCTGCCTTGCCAAGTAATTCCGTTGGCGATTGCGTGAGCCTTCGCCTCGACAATCAAGGTCGCCAGATTGTCCAAATTCCGTCCGCTTTGATATTCCCACACACCGACTTGCGGCAAAATAATGAAATGGTCGTTGGAAATATCCAATCGCCAATCACCGCTTTGCGCGATGTAGACAAAACGCCCTGGGTAAGAAATGATGTCCATTTAAGCGTTCCCGTCCGTAAGGGTAAAGCCCGTAACCGTGACAGATTGTAGAGCGCTGATGCTGACGGATGAAAGCTCAAGATCACCACCGCCGCCAGTAGCCGTCACGCTGCCTTGCAGGTGACAAGTCGCGCCTTGCTTAATGCGAAAGTGCCCAGCCGTGCCGCCGGCGTCAGCATTCAAATCTTGCCATGTGCCGGTAAGTGTTTTAGTGCCGCCACTTGCATCGTTCATCCAATTGCTGGGCAAAGTCATGCTCGCCAGCAACGTGCCGCTATCCCCCGCCGCGCAATTCGTCGGATGCGCGCCCGTGCGGATTTCCAGCGTCGGGGCGGTGCCCGTCGTGCTTTCAATACTATCAAGCCGCGCATTACGCACGGCGACGGATAATTGAACGGCCATCAGTCCTCAATCCTTTCGCCTTCATAGCTACCATCAGGGAGCTTCACCACTTTGAGGCGCGTGTTGCGCGGCCTGTTTGCAACGCCTTTCATTGCCACCATTTCCTGCAAAAGCGAGGATTGCGTTTCACTCAAAGTTTCCAGCGCCTCGCTGGTTTGGGCTAAGGCAAGCGTCATCGCCTCGACTGTGGGCTGTATCACGTCAGCCATCTTGCCGTCACGATCCACAACAACCATCGGCGCTACGCTTGCGCTTTCGCGGCGCGGCGCTTCAATCGTGGCGCGCGTGCGCTCTCGCTCGCCTTCCAATTCTGACAACGCCTTAACCTTGGCAACGTCCGCCTGCAGGCGCGCAATCTCTACCTTCATGCGCTCCTTTTCGTTTTCCATGACCAGCTTTTGCGTTTCAAAATCGCGCTCAAGCTGGACTGTGGCGGGATCGTATTCCGTGGCCAGCTTCTGCGCCTCGGCCTTAATCTTCTCCACCTCGGCAAGCGTCTTTTGCGCCTCGCTCAATAGATATTGCTGCTCTGGCGTCGGCTGCTGCGCCTGCTGTTGCATCTGGGCAAGCTGTTGCGCTTCTTCCTCAGTCGGTTTCAAGACGCCAAGCGTCACAAGCTGCTTACGGAAATAGTCCCGAACATCGCTAATGCCCTCGCCTTCCATGTTCATCATGGCCATGGCTTGCAGCACTTTGGCGGTCTCCGGGTCACTGGTAATCGCCAGCATGCCGGTAATCGCCCGCACTGTGGCAGCGCGCCGGCTCTCGGATGTTGGCCCAACCGTCACGGCAACATCAAAATCAGCCTCGGATAAATCGTTATCCGTTTCCATTTCGCCATCGCGCATCATCGGCTTCATTAGCTCAATGCTGGTGACTTCGCCTTGCTCGCCCATGCCCTTCATGGTGCGGCCTTCCTCGACATAGACCTCTTTCGCCATGCCTAGCCAAATTTCGCCAGCGCGCTTCACGGCTTTGGCAAAGTTGGACATGTAAATGAATGACTGCATGTCAAGGCGCTGCTGGATCATCTCGACGGCCTTGCCCGAGATGTTGCTAACCATCTTGTCAGCTTCGTTCTGGCTGCCCAATATTTCCTTGATATCCATCTCCGTCACCTGCAACACAGCGGCAAGCGCGGGCGGGATGTTCGGCGCCTTGGTATAGGCCACAGGCGGTAGGTTTTGTTGCTGCCCGGTCGCGTCAGTCACCGGATTGATCAGAAGATAGGGGTAATTTTTGATGTTATCATCCGTCCAAATTTGCTGATGGCCGGCGACTTGCTCAGGGAATAGGATGGGTTTTTCAATACTGGAAAGCGCCGCAATCTCGCCAAGTTTTGAGACTTGCATGTTCTTCAAGCGCTGCGCGTCTTTGGCCAATCTAACCACACCCATGCACCGTTCCACGTTATCAATAAACCAGCGCTTGCCATAAACCGGCACGATGGGGATATGTCGCCCGGCGATGTAGCCGCAATCTTCCAGCACCGCATTACCGCTCAAGATGTATTTACGCACCCGGCGCCGCTTCACCTTCTTTTGCCGCACTTCCATCGCGCCAAGCGCTTTTAGCCGCGCTTCTAGCTCTTCATCTTCTTCAAAGTCTTTCTCCGAATGCCGAACCTCGCTATTGTCAAGGTGCCGGAAAATCCGGATAATCTCGGATTGCATTTCAAGCCGATAGTATTCCGCCACATAGACTATATCTGGCGTCCACCAATCAAACTCGCTGCGCTTGATATCCTTTGGCCAGCTTGACGGGTCATCGCCCCATTCTTCCTCATAGCTGGCGCGGCTTTGGCTTGTTAGAACAAAGCAATGCTTGG